TTTGGGGCATTAAATCCTCGTGTAATTTTCCTACCCATTTGACACAACCATCATTTTTAATAATGCGGGCTTTTTTGTGTTGAACTACTACATTCCCCCATTTATCAAAATCATATAAATAATCCAATACTCCAATATCTGCTCCTTCTTCTTTCATTCTTTCCAAAACTTTTCCAAGATATTGCCCACCTTCAATTATATCATCACTATCTGCCCACAAAATCCAATCTCCCTTTACTTGACTAAAATTAAAATTTCTGGCTTGAGCAAAATCATTTATCCATTCAAAATAAGATATTTTGGCATTATATTTTTTTGCTACTTTCTCAATTTCTTTATTTTGTTCTGTTGTAATACAAATCTCATCAACCCATTTGTAAATAGATTTCAAACAATTATCCAATAATTTTGCTTCTTTATTGTCCGCTTTTACAATAAGGCAAAGACTAATCATATTGTTAAACTCTTTCTGAAACCCTAAATTCTTTAAATGTTTTTTTAAACCAGTCAATTTCCCATTGCTCTTCAAGAAATCTCGGCTGAATTAATTTCTTATCCAAAATCCTAAATAATCTGGCAGGAATTCTTAAAGTCCATCTCATATATTCACTATCCTTATCTGTTAAACCCCATTTATCTTTTTTCAGTTTTCTCTGAATTTTTACTGATTGGCAAATAGCCATATAATCAACTGGAAATTTTTTAATGAACTCTCTAACAATTTCTTCTATCAATTGTTTTCTTTGTAATTTTGTTAAATCCATTTTGCTCACTGGCTCTCTCGGTCAGGCATTTTCAGAGAGCCTGTAATGCCCGACCAAGTGAACACAAGGAATTCAATTATTTTGTTTCAGATTACTTCAAATATCCGTCTGCAAACCAGTTGCTATCTTTGTTAATGATTTCCAATGTCAATTTTCCGATTACTGCTCTCGCATCATAATCACCAGACCTCGCTAAATCAGTGTCGATAAACGGTCTTTGCAAATAAGCAAGTCTCAACTTTTCTGGTCTAACACCAAGAATTCTGGCATTAGCATCGCCTGACTGTTGGACATATCGGTGAGAGTGTTTTCTAACTTTTCCAAGCCCTGTCTCGAAGACATCAACTGCTGTAACCAATTCTCTGACATTCAGTCCAGTGACAACCACATTGGATTTGTTTGTAAAATCATCCATCGCATCAGACAGAAATGACCCGACAAACACATCAGTCGCCACATCTCCATTGCTGTTATCCCAGTTAGCTTTCATCAAACCTTTCAAGATTGAAGCAGAAAACGCAGTCCCAGATGTCTCAAGGGTATAATTAGTGGATTTTGAAATACCCCTAATTATTCCATCCATCTTTGGAGCTGTTCCTGATGCTCCAGAAGTAAGTGTTGACCTAACTAAATCAAATTCAACAGCATTACCCCAATCCATAAGACCTTTCGTTGTCTGTCTCGCTAACTCATTTTGTCCGTGATAATACTGAACCTGCGATGCTGTTCTGGTTACTCTAAAAGGAATAGCAATAATTTCAATAATATTAGGAACTAATGAAGGAGCACTTCTTTCAAGATTAGTATAATCAGCTTCTTCTGTTACAGCGGCACTTGCCGCAGTGCGTAGCGTGTCTGTCATTGTCTGATGAACAGTAGAAATAGCAGCACTTTTCCCAAGATTATTCAGAAACCAATTTTCCTTCTTTTATGTTTGGACTATCGCATCCCCTTTCGGGGTCGCTTCGCTTAGTCTCTGCACCTGCCCGCAAGTATGAGTGTATGTTTTTGATGGCTTATGTGTTTTATGTAGGCTTTTCATCTCTTGGTATGCCCATTCATCAAATTCTATATTTCTTTTTTTACCTTGTTTTCTTTCTGCTCTAAATTGAAATCTCATTGCCAATTCTGCTTGTTGCTTTTTTCCTATCAAGAAGGGTAATAATTGTTTTAATAATTCGGCTGCTTTCTTGCAATTTATTACCCAATAATACTGTTCTGACTTTCGTTCTTCCGCTAACCTTCTTCCCGTATGCCCTCCGAAGTTTCCATAAAGATAATCTATTATATCACCATCGCACATTTTTACGGCTATTCTCAAACTATAATCAACTAATCTTTTTCTCGTTTGACAATTAGGATGATTTTGTTTCGCTATCCCGATGTGCCCTTCTCCGTCTATTATACCTGCCACATAAGCCAACATCTTCATCCTATTTTTGTTCATACTTGCTGCTTGGTAAGGGTTCCCGTGGTTCCCTTTATCAGAAGCGATTTTAGACCGCCAAGGAAAACATTTTTGTCAATAGCGGTCAAGATTTCTACAAGAGAAAGGACATCTTTCTTAATAACATCCTTTCCAGTATAAGTAGTTAATTCACCTGTTGACACTTATTTATTTAGATAGCTCAAGGATTTTTTCAACCAGCTTTTGTTTAGCGTCTATTGAGTCTGTTTTTTGAACTTCCTCAATTAACTTGTTAACTCCTGCTGTCATCCCTGGAGCTACCCGTGTTTTACTTTCAACTACGCTACTCTTTTCTTCTTCTTTGGTTTTATCCGCCTCCAACTTAGTAGTTATCAAATCTTTAAGATTATCCTGATATGCTTCTTCTCTTGAAATCCCCTTTTCTTTAGCCACTGCTTTTATTACATCTATAAAAGTTTCGGCTTGGGGGTTTTTCTTGAGAAATTTCATATCGTCGAACTCATCTCTTAGAGAAGAAACTTCTGCCAATTCTGGCATTTCTTTCTCCAGAGGAGGTATCTCTCCTGTCTCTTCCGCTTCATCCACAATTTTATTGGCATCTTCTATCATTTGGTCAAAGGCTTCTGCTTTCTCTTTCAATTCTTTTGGATTCTGTCCCACAAAACTACTTAATTCTTTGTAGTGTTTCTCAAAATCCTCTTTGCCTTTAATGTCTTCTCTCCCAGTTAACTTTTTGTAATATTCTTCTTCCTTCTCTGAAGTTTCTAAGTCTTCAGCTTCAGAAACATTTTCTTCGCCTTCCGAAGATTCAAGCTCCAAATCTCCAGAGTTGGAAGAAGAAAGTTTGTTTTCTTTTTCCATATAAGTTGTTAAAGAGTTTTTTTATCCGTAAGGTGGATAAACCCGACCTTTAAAAATCTTGTTTAATTTCTTTTAATCTTTTAATAATTGAATCTTCTTCGTCAGCTAATTTTTTCTGATATTTTTCTAATTCCCCTTCCTGCCAAATATCAGATAAAGCATTTTCAATTATTTCTATCGCCATTTTTCTGGCGAGGGTTTCATCTATATTTTCCAAAGTGATATTACGAACTGTATCAATTTCGTTTAAGTAAAAAGCCAATCTATCCAAGAACCATTGGGTAGTAGAATCTTTAACCCATTCTTTGATGTTTGCTTTCAAGGGCTTTTTCATACTTTTAACGCCTTTCTACAAATCGCAATAGCCAGAGATTTCGTTCCTACTTTTTTAATTCTTGAAGCATATCTTTTTCTAAAATCTGAACCCGCTATTACTTTCGTAACGCATCTATCAAGCCGAGACCAATTTTCTTTGTTGATTCCAGGATAAGGCATCTTAAGTTCTTTTCGCAAATCCTCTTAATCTTAAAGCTAATAAAGAACGGCGAAGCAATGTTAATTCATTAGCCGCTAATTTACCTTTCTTGGCTTTTGCTCTTAATCTGGAAACAATACCAGTCAATCTTTCTCTTGGGATTTTACCTTTTACTCCTAATTGAACCCGCAGAGCTTCTGGATGTTTTATACTTCCTTTAATCCAAAGTTTTGCCATTTTATTTATCCTATTTTCCTCGCTTACTGTATCTTCCAGGAGGGAGAAAATATAGGATTATCAATATTTTTATTCGACCTTTATCTAATTCCTCCTCGTCCCATTCTTTCCAAAGTCGCAGCTTCACCAACCATTTCAGTTTCTGGACGAGGCATTGCTGGTCTTGGAACTTCTAATCTTGGCGGTCTCATCGTTTCTTCTTCTTTTGAGCGTAAAAAACGACTACCTCCAAGTCCCATCAGGTCAAAGATTTCTTTTATTACTGCTGTAGTATCAATATTAATTCCTGGTATCCTTGAATAAACCATAACCAAATCAGTCAATTGCTTAACCATAACCGCTTTATTAAACGCTTCTCCTGTTACAAACACTTCCACTTCATACTGCCAATTAGTCAACATTCTTTTATTAATTGAAAAATATCTTGTTTTTTGAAATTGTTTCAAATTATCTCTATACATTCCCCGCAAATGTTCAATAAATGCAGGTTTAGGAATTTCTCCAATAAAATTTCCTTTTTCATCTGTTTTTGTCATTGAATTCAAAATATGCCTATTCATTTCTTGGTTTATAAAGTTCTCGTCTATCTCTTTCAATTCTTCAGGCGAACCGATAATAGAAATTACTTCTTTATCTTTAATCGTTTCCAAAATCAAAGGAATAATATGTCTTTCAAAAACTTTTGATAAAAAAATACCCAAATTTTCCTGAAGCAAATTATATCCGCTCCTTGTTGCTCTTTCCTGTAAAACAGCAGTAGTAGCAGGTAAGGAAGCTGGCAACATTTCTCCTCTTGAAACCTCCCAAGCCCCAGTTGTTCTTTGTGCCCAAGTATAAGCGTCTTGGGCGTCTTTATAAGATGAGGGCTTAATATCTGAAGTTCTTAATTCATTAATATCGTCCATTCTGGTAACAGGAATTGCTCCTCCTGAAACCAGAGAACTCAGCAATTGCTGGGAAATGCCAGAACCTTTCCTGACTTTCCATAGCCCCAATTGGGCGATTCTGGCTTGATTCATTCTCAAATTAACAGTTTCAGCAAGATAACTTTGGGTGCTTAATAAAACCTCCCCAACGCCTCTACCGTGCCATCTGCCGAATATCTTTCTAAATCGGCATTCCTCATAGGGCTTAATCCCCGAAGAATTAGGAGTTATTTTATGGGGAACAGGATTAGTATCTAAATTAGAAACAATAGCTATTGCTGGTATCCATTCTCCATTTTTGCCAATCGGCAAATCTCCGTGTCTTTCAAAAATTTCTATGTAAGGAACTTCAGTCGAAGTCACTCTTTGAAGCCCATATAATCTTTCAATACTGGTTGAACCTGTTAAATATTCCAAATTATCCCAAGGATATTTTTTAGCTTCCGATAGTTTTAAAACATTTCTTTCTATAACTGCTCCTGCTTCTTGAATATTGTTTTCCGAGGGGTCAATTAAGAAATTAGTTATATCTGGAATTGGCGTTTTAATAACTTGTTTTTTTAGAAAAGAATCATAATTTTTAATAGTTTTCAAAACAATTGTCCCGTCAATACAGAATTGCCTTAATAACTCATTCAAAACTTCGCCAAAATAATTTTTCCTCATAAAATAACCGATTAAATATCTCAAAATCAGGGCTGAGGAAAATCCATTCGGATTAGTGGCTCGGATTTGAATATCAACAGAATCCAAATCAATATTCTTGACAATCGTTTCTACCATATCCTCTGTTAGGGGAGGAAAGTATTTCTTTTTTCCAGTCACTTCGTCAAACTCCACATCAAATTTTCCAAGATAATTTTTTCTGGCTTTTTGAATAATTCCATCTCTGCCAAGCATTTGATATTTTACCCTGTCTGAAACCCAAACCTGCCCTGTTTCCCATTCAGATTTTTCGGAACGCATAATGCTAATGATTTCTTTTTCTTTTTCCGTTGGATAGTAGGTTAACATTAAAATGTTTGTAAAGGAAATTTTAAAACTTCTGTTTGTTTTTCTTTTAATTCTGGCAAAGAATTATCTTCGAGCTCCCAGCAAGCCAAAGCCAGAGCAATAACTCCGTCATCTGGCATTCCCGTAGGTGCTTGATAAATGATGTGTCCTGTTGGCGAAATAGAAAAGCCAAACGACCTTAATTGTTCTATCAATGATTCTGTTTCTGGCAAAATTGGGATTGAAATAGCCTGATTTTGAATTTTGACAATTAGATTTTCAAGTAATTGTCTTTTGGAAATCCCAGAAAGTTTGTATCCTCTGGCATCAAATCCTTCGTTAACAAGTTGGTCGACATAAGCATCTCCGACAGTAATCGATGTAGCATCTATCAATGACGAACAATTGCCGAATTTCTCTATAACAGAGGTCAACCGTTTTTTAATCAGTTCCCAGTCAGGTTCTTTCCACTGGTCATAATAAACCAGACGATTAGTCATCAAATCCATTACCGCTATTGCAGTAAATGTTTCATATTTCCCCATATCAACCCCTGCCAGATATAAATGTTTCGGATTATAGTCCTCAAATTTTAAATCTGTTTTTAAACACCTATCAAGCCCCCGAAAGACCAAAGCTTCCTCCAAAAACAAAGCTTCGTATTCCTGTTGAAAAACCATTTCTGGCAGGCGTTTCTTTTCCAATTCCCATTTTTCTTTTTCAAAATAGGGGTTTTCCAGCGAAGTCCATTTAAAAGCTCCGTTCTTCTCCTTCGCCTCCCGCCATTTTCTCCAAAACCAGTTTCTTCCTCTGGGCGTAGAAATGAAAAAGTATCGTCCTATTTTCGTTCCTGAAGCTGGAACAATATAAGTATGGTAAATGTTTTCGAGAATTCGGGCACACTCGTCCACAATTATCAAATCGTATCCTGTTCCCAAAATCTGGTCTGGCTGTTCGGTTGATTTACAATCAAGATAAGAACCCCACTTGGTTTTTATTTTGGGAAATGGTCGGTCAATCACTTTCATCTCCCCTTGAAAGTTTTTGGCTATCCAGACTTTTAAATAATGCCTTACCCTGTCAGTCAAGTCGTAAGTCGGGGCAATCAGACAAATGCTCACATTGTCCTTCAATAATTCCCTCATTATCTCGTAAGCACATAAAACCGATTTCCCGCCTTGCCTTCCAGCGTCCATCACGATTTCGTCAGCTTTGCACTCCAATATCTTAATCTGCGGTTCGTGCCTTTTTGGGTGTTTTGGACTCCAGCCAATCATTTCCTGCAATTTTTCATCATCCACCACCCTGTTGATCACTTTTGACCTCTGACTCATCTTTTTAGCCGTCTCTTCAGCTTTTATTTCTCTAAAGAGCTTAATTCCTTTAATAACAGCATCTTTATCTTTACCTTCTATAATATCTCTTAGTTGTGCTTTTATCTTTTTTTCTGTTAAAACCTTAGGCATTGTTTACATCCGCAAGTAAAAATTGATACGCTATGTTTTTTACACCATTGCCATTTTTTGTTTGAAGTGGGATTTGTTATAACAGAAGTAATTACTTTTTCTGGATTTGTAATTACTTCCTTCTTTGGTGTAATTACTTTTGCCTTTGAAGCGATTATTTCCAACTCAATTTCTTCTCCTAAAGTGTAATCTGTAATTACTTTTAAGGGAATATACACACCTTGACTATTTCTTATTTGTCTTAATTTAGCTTTAAATTTCATTAATTTGTTCTCATTTCCCGTTTTCCCAAAATTCTGAGTGGGGGATATATAATCTTAAAAAAAGTTCAGTCGGAGGGGTGGCACCCTCTCATTTGCTTCTATATTCTTCGCATAATAGTCATTTACCGAACAATATACCGAATAAATTAAGCTATCTTGTGCGTATAATTAAGATTATACCCGATTATGCCGTTTTCTGTTTGTCTTGGTTGGTATTTGTATGTGATTTATTATAACTTGTTATTATTCTTATAACTTGTTCTTATAACTTGTTATTATAATTCGTTATTTCTTATAACTTTTATCCTTTTATCTTTTGTCTTTTATGTTTTAGCCCGATTTTTGTTTAGCTCGTTTTAATGTTAATCAATGCCGTTTTAATCTTTTAAAGTGTTTTTTATTGCCTGTTTTTATTCTTGATGGTGTTTTATTTTTAAGCCCCGATTTTTGTTTGTCTTGGGAGTATTATATCTTACCCTGTGTTAATTGTCAATTATTTAATATGCTATAACTGATATTCTTTTTGTTTCTTTTAAATCCATAATTATTTCCAAGCCATTTTCCTTGACACTTTTTACTACAAAATCGTGGTTTTTTATGATGAGAAATTATTGTATAATGACAATAAAAATCCTTTCCACAAGTTTCACATTTGGATTTTCTTATTTTTAAATTATATTCTTCTCTACATTTTTTAGAACAGAAAAACCTTTTTATTTGCCGCGCTGATTTCAATATATCTTTCTCTATACCACAATTTTTACATTTTACTTTAATTGTTTTAGTCCATTTTTGAAAGCCATTTGAAAGTTTAGCAAGTTTTATGTGAAGAAACTGATAACAAGCCCTACATAAAGAAGCGTTAAAATTGACACGCTACAAGGTTTTTATTGATTAGTTGATATAATAGCCGGCTTTGATTATTGCCGTTTTATACATATATTTAACTATTTTTATCTTTTATCTCTGCCTGTGGATAACTGCTATTGACAAGCATTTTACTATTTGCTATTATGGAGTTGGAAGATAAAGTGTTAATAACTTTGTCTTTCCTGCGACACTACCGCATTTATCGTATCCGCTTCGTTTGGTAGTGTCAAGCGAAGCGGTTTAATTTAGAGACCCGCCAGCTCTTTTAAAAAATGAAAAAATGGGAATTAGAACAATTAAGACGATTAAATATAGTTTATGACAATATTGCCAAGTTTCACGCATTACCTTATGGGAAAGCTAAAGATAAATGACAAGAGCAAATTATACTTTCATTAAGGAAAAAATTGAGTTTTCTACTATCAGCGATGGCTACCCTGAAGAAATCCTGCCGTGGCTCAAAAAATGTCTCGCTAAAAATATGACAGCTAACCAAATAAAGCAAGAAGTTCTAAATAATAACTGGGGATATGATGAATTAACTGGCAATGTATGTTATTGGTATGTGATAGATACTGAAGCAAAAAGGATTGAAAGCTATCAAACGACTAAAAAGTTTTGGAAAGAATTATGGAAAGAAAATAGTAAATATCCCTTTACTTTTAAAGGACAAAAACATTTATTAAAAGTTGTTTAGTCCTTTTATACCCTCTTATTTACCCGCCAGAATGAACGGGCTGGGGGATAGATAAGAGCTATAAGTGGATTATTAATTTAATGCCTGCCCTTTAAAAATGAAAATTGATTTAATGTATTTTCACCTTCAAGAAAAAGTTAAAAAGCCGAATTTTGTTGCTAAATTATTGTTGAAATATCGAGAATGGTTATTAAATAAAAATTGGTATAGCCTCGTTATATGGAATTTACCTTATCGTTTATTGTCTCCTTTCTGTAATCATTCTTATCAAGTGTCAACGGCTTCTAAAGGATTTAATGAATGTTTATGTTGTTTTAAATCTTTAAAAAATTAGTCCTCTTTCCTTGCCCGCCAGTCGCTATTTAGCAGGCATAGTGATTTGGCGGGTAAGATAAAAAGGATTATTCATTAACCGAGTTTGAGGCAAGCAAGCTCTT